TCGGCAAGCAGAACAAGGAGGAATGAGCCATGGCTGCAGCTCAGAAAGAACGGTCGGCAAAGACCGCGGCGAAGAGAAAGAGCCGCGGCGAAGAGGAGTTGCGGCTCCACACGCTGGCCGGAACCCGCCAAGCCCTGGCCGACCTTATGGCCTGGAACGGTATTGAGGAACAGGGCGAGGCCATGACGCTGATGATTCACCATCTGCATGGCCTGGGCCCGGCTGGGTCTGCTCAGTTCCTTTCGGCTCCGCGACACGAAATCATCGTTTCCGAATCGTGCCGCGCAAAGCTTGAGCTCGCCTACAACCGCGAAGCCCTTCGCATCTGTCACGACGAATAACCCCCTACCCCACGCTGCGCATCCGGTCACGGAGGGCGGCGCGTACCTGGAGCTCTACATGAACGCAGTAGCCACCCCGGCATACGGGGAAATTGTCGAGGATGTGGCCGAGTTCTTCGCGCCGATGTCGAGTGACTTGGTCGACAGCCTCATCGGCGAGTACGATGCCGCCCGAAAGCGACTGGAACATATGGCTTCGGCCGTGTCCTCCGAGGCCTGTCGCGGTGTGCTTCACTACTTCGTTGAGGGTAACGTGCGCGACGAGCGCTACACCCTACCGAAGACCGTCAGCGAGTTGTTTGGTCTGGAAGGCGCCGTAGCCCACCTCAACGCCGACTTCTGGAGTCGGGCGCTACGCCTGACTGACGTGCTCGACTACATGCCACAGAAGCGCCGCGACGAGTGGTTCGAACAGATCAAGAACCCACTCGGTCGCAAGAATAACCGCCATACCAGTGAGGCCGAGCTTCCTCCGCTGCCTGAGTTCGAGGAAGACAGCGTGCGCGCCACTCTTTCCGGCCTGCTGGCGAGCCGCGCCCAGTTCTTCGCCGAGCGTGTCGACGGCATCTTCCGAAGCTTGAGCCGCGAGCACGTAACCAACTGCCCGCAGGGCTTCAACAAGCGGATGATCCTGCTGCGTGCCATCAGCAGCTACGGAACTGTTGACCACTCCACGGCTGGTGTCATCAACGATCTACGCTGCGTGATCGCAAAGTTCATGGGGCGCGATGAGCCGAAGTATGGCGCCACTGACGCTTTGATCACTGCTGCCCGCCAGGACAACGGACAGTGGATGGGCGTCGACGGTAATGCCATGCGGATACGCATCTACAACGGCGTCGGCACTGCACACCTGGAAGTTCACCCTGACATGGCATGGCGGTTGAACGCTGTTCTGGCGAGCATGTACCCGGCTGCGATCCCGGCCGAGTTCCGCACCAAGCCGAAGCGGGCCAAGAAGATCAAGGATTTCGAGCTGTTCGACAAGCCCCTGCCGTTTGCCGTAGTCGAACTGCTGGCGCGCATGGAGCCAGCCAAGCGCAAGAAGGAAGTTCAGTTCCGCGACTACTGGGATCCGATCCCGCGCACACGAAAATTTGGCTACGGCGAGAAGGACAAAGCTGCTCTGGCTCAGGCCGAGAAGGCGCTGGAGGCGATCGGTGCCGTGCGCGACAAGGAGGGCAACACGGAGTTCTGGCGCTTCGACTATGAGCCGGGCCAGGTGCTCAACGAGATCGTCTGCTCTGGCTGCATACCCGACCAAAAGTCGCACCAATTCTACCCGACGCCAGCCACTGTTGCCGAGGCAGCAATAGAGCTCGCTGCGGTTGACGCGACTCCAGGCATGAACTGGCTGGAGCCGAGCGCCGGGCTAGGCGGCTTAGCTGACCTGATGCCGCAAGACGACACCACCTGCGTCGAGATCAGCGAGCTGCACTGCCAGATTCTGAAGGCCAAGGGCTACGTCGTGTTTGAGGCGGACTTCCTGAAATGGGGGCCGGCGATCGGCAAATACGACCGAATCGTCATGAACCCGCCCTACAGCGAAGGTCGGTGGCAAGCTCACCTACAGCATGCGGCAACCATGATCAAACCCGACGGACGCCTTGTCGCCATTCTGCCGTCCAGCGCCAAGGGCAAGAATCTACTGCCAGGCCTCACGCATGAATGGTCGCCGGTCTACAGCAATGAGTTCGCCGGGACCAGCGTTTCAGTTGTGATCCTGGCAGCAACAGCCTGATCCGGCCTCATGCCGGGCCATCAACCAATAGCCCACAAACTCGAATCACGCCAACCGGCGAGGACTTCCCCATGATCCGCCAATACCGATTCAGCGAGCTCATGGCTCGCCTGACAAATGCTGAGTGGACGGTCATCCAGGATGATCGAGGCAATTTCCTGTTTATGCCGACTGCCTATAAAGGCCGGAGGTTGTGATGGTCTAGTTTCTGATCGGCGTGCTAGTTCTCAATGCGGCTGCTCCCTATGCCGCCTACAAATTCAGCGTGAAGCGTCAGGAGGGTGTATGGAAAGCGTGAAGCGTTTTTCGGTGGGATTTTCCAACCATTCAACGGCTGAAGCTGTTTTCGCCGATGACTTCGACCGCGTGACCGCCGAGAACCTGGCCCTACAGCAGCGCCTAACAGTGCAGGATCAGCGGGAGGATGACCAGAAACAGCGAATCGCCTCACTCGTCGGCAAGACAACCCAGTGCAAGGCGTGCGGTAGCGACGACCTGTTCTGGTACTCGCATATCCACAATCACAGCACCGTCCAGGTCAATCGGCTGAACACCAACGATGTCACCTGCCTGCTCATTCTCGGCTGCAACAACTGCTCCGAAACATTGATGACAGTCAAGGCGGACAGAATCGCCGAGCGTATGACTGCCGCCCTCAAATCAACCGCCGAGGCTGAGCCGCAATGCCTGCGGTGCCTCGACAAGAAAACCGTACCGGGCAACATCCCCGGAGGTTTCGTAAAAGACTGCCCAGACTGCTGCGGTGAGGAGGGTTAAGCCATGACCAATAAAACAATCACCTTGGACTTAAGCCTCGTTCAAATGACCGTGGATCTGTTGCATGACCTGCGCAGTGGTTCGGCGGTAGAGCGGAAGCTGCGCGCCGCCGAGGCTGAACCTGTGCCGCCTGCTGGCGGGGAGCCGATGCCGTCGAGGCCGTATGCGTCGGAAGAAGATCAAAGCAGCATGACCGACTATGAAATCGGCCTTGGGCATGGCGGTTGCGAAATGTGGGACAAGTTCCAACCGAACGTCACCCGGCTACAGGCTGAGGTGGCCGAGGAAAAGAAATGGCGGGAGTCTGCCGAAGGCGGTTGGCGGGAAGCGAACAAGGTTATCGCCATGCAACGTGAACGACTCGACGCCCTGCAATCCGAGGTCGAACGGCTGCGCGAACGATCCGGTAGTCATAAGTCGTTGTGCGCTAAGCATGCCGAAATACTCAAAGAGCGCGAAGCCCTGCAATCCGAACTGACCAAGGCGCGGGAGTTGTTGAAAGAAGCCGACGACTTCCTGTACATCATGGCCGACCACGACAGCTATGCCCGACTTGCTTACCAGCATGGACAGGAATGGAATAGGCCGATCAACGAGCTGCGCGGTCGGATCTGCACTGCCCTCGCCAATCAATCCGCGCCAGCCGACAAGGGGCAGGGCGAGCCGGTGGCAATTGGCACCCTACGCCGTGATGCGAATGAGCAAATCGTGTTCGATGCTGTCGGCGACCCTCATATCAAGGACGGCATGTCGGTCTTCGCCGAGCAGCCCGCCCCGGTAGCGGTGGCGATGCCTTTATCCATGCACCCTGAAGATTTCACGACCTACCCCGAGGCGCATTGCGAAGGCTGGAACGCCTGCATCGACGAAGTAGCCCGCCTCAACCAAATCAAGCAGTAACCCCTCCCCCTTTCAAAGTCAGCCGCTATAGCGGCAAGGACGAACTCGCCCATGAAAAGAACAGTCGTGCTCACCGGCAAGGCCGTCGTGAGCTTCCGAAAGGTCATTAAAGACATTGATGACGACGAGGTCGCGGAGCTGCTTGCCAGCAATGACCTTCGTGAAGCTCAGATTGACGATGATGACCTGCTCGACATCGAGTGGATCCATGACGATGTCGACATGAAGGTGACGCCATGACCGACTACACCGAACTGAGGCGGCTGGCAGAGGCCGCGCCAGGAGGACCATGGATCGCTGAAAACGATTCCCTGTACTTCAAGGATGACGGCTACACCCGACATCTGCTGGATGCTGATGCAGGACATGACGTGGAGGATGAGGCGTATTACGCGGCGCTGAACTTCATTGCCGCCGCCAACCCTACCGAAGTCCGGGCCTTGATCGCCGAGAACGAGGCCCTACGCCAAGCCCTCCAGGCCATCACCACCCAGGTCGACGGCAACATCCGCCCAACCATCCGTGACTGCGTAAACGGGCAGAGCAACATCCAGGACGTCTATAGCTACTGCGATCAGATCGGATTGATTGCAGCGGCAGCGATGAAGGAGCCACAGCCATGATCCTCCCCCTGCTCTACATGGCACACCTGATATACAGGGGGCCGAGGCCATGAAACCACGCGGAAGAACAACCACAAGCGCCAAGGTGACGGTCACGCTCGAGCTTTCGAATCTCGGTAGCTGGGGCCCCAACTGCACTACCGGCC